CCCTGTCCGATGATGCTTGTGCAGCCGACAATCGAAGACGCGCAAGGATTTTCCAAAGAAGAGATCGCGCCGATGCTGCGCGATGTGCCGGTGCTGAAGGGATTGGTGTCCGAGAGTAAGGCGAAGGACGGCGCGAACACGATCCTGCAGAAGCAGTACCCAGGCGGGACGCTGGGCCTGGTGGGCGCCAACAGCCCGCGCGGCTTCCGTCGTGTCAGCCGACGGATCGTGATGTTCGACGAGACGGACGGCTACCCACCGAGTGCTGGCCCTGAGGGCGACCAGATCAAGCTCGGCATCCGCCGGACGGAGTATTACTGGAACCGCAAGATCGTGGCCGGGTCGACGCCGACCCTGAAGGATGCGAGCCGGATCGAGCGGTTGTTCAGCCAGGGCGACCAGCGGCGGTATTTCGTGCCCTGCCCCGATTGCGGGCACATGCAATACCTGAAGTGGGCAAACATGCGCTGGGACGATCAGCTGTCGCCGGTGCATTACGTCTGCGAAAGCTGCGGTGTTCTGATCCCGCATTCGAAGAAGCGCTGGATGGTGGAGCGCGGCCAGTGGCGGGCGACGGCACCGGGCAACGGCAAGCACGCCAGCTTCCACATCTGGGCGGCCTATAGCTACTCGCCGAACGCGAGCTGGGACAACCTGCGTGATGAGTTTCTCGAGGCGAAATCTGACCCCGAGGCGCTGAAGACGTTTGTCAACACCGTGCTGGGCGAAAGCTGGGAGGACGACTACGCGGCGAAGGTGGGCGCCGACAGCCTGCTGGAGCGTGCGGAGTTCTACGAAAGCCAGATGGTGCCGGCCGAAGCATCAGCGGTGACGATCGGGTGCGACGTGCAGGACAACAGGCTGAGCCTGTCGATCTGGGCGTGGGGCCGCGAGGAAGAAGGCTGGCTGATTGATCGCCAGGTGATCCACGGCGACCCGAGCCGGCCGGAGCCATGGAAACAGCTGGATGAGATCCTGCTGAAGCCGTTCAAGCATGCGCTCGGCGCTGAGATCAGGCCGGACGTGATCTGCATCGACTCCGGCGGCCACCACACGATGGAGGTGTATCAGTACGCTCGCGAACGACAGAACATGGGCGTGATTGCGATCAAGGGTCAGAGCCAGAAGGGCAAGCCACCGATCGGCAAGCCTTCGAAGGTGGATCTGAACCACAAGGGCAGAGCGCTCAAGAAAGGCGCCGAGGTGTATCCGGTTGGATCTGACACGGTGAAGAGCCTGCTGTTTGGCCGGCTGAAGCACAACGAGCCCGGGCCGGGCTATTTGCACTTCTATGCAGAGGCCGGGAAGGAGTATTTTGAGGAACTGACTGCAGAAAAGCAGATCACAAGGTTCGTTCGCGGTTACCCCGAAAGGGTATGGGTAAAGAAATCAAGCCAGCGCAATGAAGCGTTGGATGAACTGGTTTATGCGTATGCAGGATTAAATCGGCTGTACCAGCGGTATGACCGAAGAACAATCTGGGATCAGCTGGAGAAACGGCTCGAAAAGCCCGTAGAAAGGGAGCGAAAGGCCCCGCTAAGATCGAACAAGGCTCCAAAACGGAGTTTTGTCCGCCAGTGGTGAGGCCGTGAAGATTCCTTCCAAAATCCGGGCAGGTGACACGGTCGTGTGGCGCGATGAGGCCACGGTCGATGTGTTTGGCGCACCGATCGACGGCAGCAACCACAGCCTGACCTATTACCTGCGCACGAATCACAACCACCAAGGCGCCACGGTTGCTGGTGTGACTGTGGTGGGCACGCCGGCCGGTAGTGGCTGGACGTTTACGATCCCTGCGGCGACGACAGCGGGCTTTGTCGCTGACATCTGGTATTTCCAGGCGGTCGCAACCAAGAACGTTGGCGGAGCGAAGACAACGCTGGGCAGCGGATCGCTCACGGTCGAGGCCAATATGGCCTACACCGGCCAGCCGAGCGCGTTTGATGGCCGCAGTCAAGCGCAGAAGGATCTCGATGCGGTGCAGGCTGCAATCCGCTCGCTGATGAGCGGCGGTGCAGTGCAGGAGTACCGGATCGGAACCCGCAATCTGAAGCGCTATGAGCTCTCGGAGCTGCTGGCGCTTGAGTCGCGGCTCAAAGCTGTGGTTGCCCGTGAGAACAAGGCGGCGATGATCGCCAATGGTCTTGGCAACCCCCACAACCTGTTTGTCCGCTTTGGTGGCCGCTAATGGGCATCCGTACTCGAGTCATGACGGCCCTTGGATTTGGGCCAAAGCCTGAGCCCCAGCCGGCCAAGCGTCGTCGCCGCACTTACGCCGGCGCGATCATCAACCGACTGACCAGCGACTGGATCAGTAACGGCACCAGCGCTGACGCTGAGATCAAGACCAGCTTGCGCAAGCTGCGTGACCGCAGCCGGCAGATGGTGCGGGACAACCCGTACGCCCGTCAGGCCAAGCGCACCACGCAAATCAACGTGGTCGGTGGCGGCGTCAAGCTGCAGTCGCAGGTGATGACGCTGCGCGGTAACAAGCGTGACGACCGGATCAATAACGCGATCGAGAGCAAATGGGAGCGCTGGACACGCAAAGACCACTGCGATGTGGCGGGTAAGCACAACTTCCACATGTTCGAGTGGCTAGCCGTTGGCGCGCTGCCGGAGTCGGGCGAGGTGCTGTTCAGGATCCACCGCAAACCGTTTGGTGGTAGCAAGATTCCGCTGGCACTGGAAATCATCGAAAGCGACCTGCTCGATGATGAGTACAACGGGGCGGTGAGCGCCAAGGGCAACGAATGGCGGATGGGGGTCGAAATCGACCGCTACGGCCGGCCTGTGCAGTATGCGTTCCTGACGCGCCACCCGGGTGACTACTGGTTCCAGGGCACGCCGGACAACGCAAATGTGAAGCATGTTTTCCTGCCGGCAAAGGACGTGATTCACCTGTTCGTGCCCGAGCGCCCGAATCAGCACCGAGGAGTGCCCTGGTTTGCGCCGGTGATCACCGATACCCACCAGCTGGCTGGCTACGAGGAGGCCGCGGTGGTCCGTGCCCGCTCGGCGGCATCGCTCATGGGCTTTGTTACCAGCCCCGAAGGCGAGCTCGAGGCTGATGATGTCGAGAACGGCCAGCGGATCAGCGAGTTTGAGCCCGGGGTGTTCAAGTACCTAGATCCCGGCCAGTCGGTGATCGTGCCCGATTTGAAGTCACCGGATGCGCAGTACGAGGATTTCGTGCGCGCCAAAACGCGCCGGTTCGCATCTGGCTTCGGCTGTTCCTACGAGACCCTGAGCCGCGACTTCTCGGAGACGAACTACAGCAGCAGCCGGCTGTCGCTGCTCGAGGATCGCGACCATTGGAAAGTAGTGCAGGCTTACCTGATCGAAAATTTCCACATGCGGGTGTTCCGCGAGTGGTTGGATGTGGCGGTGCTGAGCGGTGAGTTGGCGCTGCCTGACTACGAGCTGCGGTCTGAGCGCTACGACAGCCCGAAATGGCTGGCGCGTGGCTGGAGCTGGGTTGATCCGCTGAAGGAGGTGAAGGCCTACCGCGAAATGGAGGCGGCGGGCTACATGACGAAGGCGCAAATTTGCGCGCAACTGGGCGGTGATCTGGATGAGAACCTTGAACAGATCGCACGCGAGCGCTCTACGGCAGCTGAACTTGGCGTCACGCTTGACGCTGACTTAATACCGGCCGCTCCCCTCCCCCAGGAGCCGTCGGTAGGCGGGGAGGTGAGCCCGACGCAGGAACCTCCCCGCCAGCCCACCAGATCGCGTCGAAAGAAAGCGTCTAAGGTGGGTGAAGTTCAATCTGAGCGTCCAGAGGGACCGCTTAACTGATGGACGAACTCAAAGAACAACCCAACGAGCAGTCGGAGCGTGCGATGCACGACCTGACGGAGGAGCAAGTAGCGGCTATCGGTGAAACCGTAGCTGAGGTCGTGGCTGAGCACATGACCGAGGTCATCGAAGATGTCATCGAGACTCTGTCAGGAGAAGACCCTGAGGCCGAAACCGAAGCCGAAGAAATGGCTGAGGAGGAAGCAATGCCGATGGTGATTGAGCGCGCCGAGCCAGACGCCCTTAGTGTCGGTGACTTTGTGAAGTGGAATACTCCTGGCGGCGAATCGCAGGGGCGTATTACGCGGATCGAGCGCGATGGTCGTATCGATGTGCCCAGTAGCTCATTTGAGATTGTCGGCACCGAGGACAACCCGGCAGCGTTGATTGCGGTGTATCGCCAAGGCGCTGACGGCTGGAACGAGACTGACGTAATGGTCGGCCATCGATTCAGCGCGCTGACAAAGATCGCTGCATTGCGCTCACTTGAGGCAAGTACCAGCGCACCGAGGTCACTGCATTTGCAGAGGTCGAGGATCGTTCTTTCGAGTTTCCGTTCAGTTCTGAATACCCCGTGGCCCGGTACTTCGGAAACGAAGTACTGAGCCATGAGGGCGATGCCGCTGATCTTGGCCGTCTTAATGACGGTGCTCCGCTCCTCTTCAACCACAACCCTGACAAGGTGGTGGGAGTCGTCGAGCGGGCATGGATCGACGGCGAAAAGAAGCGCGGCTACGTCAAGGTCCGCTTCTCCCGCAACAGCTTCGCCAAGGAAGTGATGGCTGATGTCAAAGATGGCGTTCTTCGGGGCGTCAGCTTTGGTTATGCCATCGACAAGATGGAGGAGCGTGGCGACAACTTCGTAGCCACTCGTTGGAGTCCGTACGAAGTTTCGGTTGTTAGTGTGCCTGCAGATCCGACTATCGGAATCGGCCGGTCGCTTGCGATCGACTCCGCGGCCCCTGCCGCATCACCAACCCCTCAAGAACCTGAGGTTCACATGGAGAACACCACCCCTGACGTGGAGGTGATCCGGTCCAAGGCCGTCGAGGCCGAGCGCAGCCGTATCGCTTCCATCACCGCACTCGGCGACAAGCACGGTATGACCGAGCTTGCACGCGAGCTCATCGACGGTGGCCGCAGCCTCGACGAGGCCCGTGCTGCCTTCCTCGAAAAAATCGACACCCGCAGCACCAAAGTGGAGCACCGCATCGAATCGACCAATGAGGTCGGCCTCAACGAGAAGGAGACCCGCAGCTACTCCTTCCTGCGCGCCCTGAACTATCTCGCTAACCCTGGC